ATATTTTTAAAAATTTTTTATATTTTTATTGTTTTTATCTTTATTTTTTGGGTTTTTTCTTTTTATTTTTTATTTTTATTTTTTCTCTCAACTTCACTTTGTAGTCAACGCCTGACTAAGTGGCGGTCTACATCAAGACCATCATTTTGGAAGAATCGTCTCTAGTTTGGAATTCAACCATCTCATCGTTTCCAGATAATCACAATGATCCCTATTTTTCTTTCTGTGTCTCATTTCACGTCGTTTATTGCGTTTCATTGTGACTGAATGATGTTCAACTTGAGCATATGGCATTGTGTCAACGTTGATGGTTCCTCGGTCAACCGTTAAATTCTGATCATAATACAAAGGCTCTGGCAAATTGTTTAATCGGAAAGTTTGGAAATTCATCACGCCATATCTCGTTTTGCAAGCATCAATCCACCATTTTTCATCCAGTTCCCAATGGTCCACAAATTGAATTTTGAAGCTCGTTTCAGGGAATTTTCTTAAATACCAACTCTCCAATTCATCGGCTACTCCCCACTGTTCCACCAAACTGTCGTAATATTCTCTGAAACCTGGAACTGCTCTGTGAAAACTGACACTCTTCAAAAATTGAGGCATATAGATCTGTATGGGAACAGGATTTGTTGTTGTGTAAATCAATGATTTCAAACATCTTGGCCAAAACCAATCCGGATTGTATTCCATGATCACTTCTTTGACTGTTGTGACAGCTCCCCTAATCTTGATACTGACCTTTCGAGGCTTACATTTGTAGATTCTCATGCTACAATACTCTGTCTCTTCCATATTTGTCTTGCCTCCCGTTGTCGCAAATCCCATCAAACCTGTGATCATTGAATAAGCTGCATCGAATCCTTCATCCTCAGTGACCATGTTGTGATCATCTCCTTGCATCATCATGTCGATCTTGTGATTCAACATCAATTCAACAAATGTAATAACCAATAAACAACAGATTGAATTGATAATCAATGTAAAATTGTGACCTGTTGGTAATTGACCATTTGTATACAAGACAAAACATTCCCAAAATTCTTCCATGCTAAATATCTCCGCTTGATGTATCCCATTAATACTGCGCATAAAATAGACCCATGTGTCTATATCTTTGATCAAATAAAACATTATTCGTATAATGAGATCCAACAACTCATGATAATAACTGGAATCCATTCCAACAACATCAGAAAAAATGAATGAACCACATCTTCTTTTCAACATCCAGTACATTATCTCTGAAGCGCTAGCTCCACTTGTAAAAAATTTGCTGGTGTCACAATGTAAATGACGTCGAAAGTGATTCTCAAACATTTGGCCCAAAGGTCCATGTTGCACTAAATGTGCTTTGTCAGGATTGATTAAACAACGTGCTCTCTTTGCTTTCTGATATGTCTGGGTTGCCATCAAACTTTCATCCCATTTCGTCATCACTTTACCTCTCAATTGTCGTGCTTCCTTTTTAGCAATTCGTTTCATTGAACGAACAAATGATCGTGCTTTGTTTGAAGGAAATTTTTTCAGCCATTTTTCAGTTGACACATAGTCTTCCGCACAGATTTCATCAGGCACTTGCCAATATTGAAAAAAGAACGCCGGGTTCAAACCTTGCAAAAATCGAGCAAAAGCGCGATTATTCGTTGGTGCTTTCAACAGCCTTTTCATTGCTCCTTGAACGTCATTGGCACTCGAACGTGTGAATGCTGTTGGTGTGTAAGGCAATTTTGCCAACATGACACCTCTTGTTTGTTTGAGACCGTTAAATTTTTCAACCTCCACTTTTTCTTCTTTAGATAAATACAATGGTTTTGTTAAAACATCCATAACATCATCATCAGGTTTGAGTGTAGCTGCTTTAACCAGTGCATTCTTTTTGATGACTTCAGACAAACGTCGCCACCCTTCCAATATTTCCTCTTTTGTATATCTCAAATTTGCCTTGTCTGCTTCGTGGATTTCTTTCCCCGCCTTTCGACTATGTGATCTTTTTTGTTTCCTCGATCTAACATCAGGTGCTTCAACGATTGTGGGTTTCAGAATTTTCAATGCGTTTGGTCTTTCCTCTTTCTTCGCTTCTTGAGCAATCTTTTCCAGCTTGTTGACAACATTTTTGACCTCTTGTTTCATTGTCTGCTCAAAATGTTCTGGATCGAGATTCATCATGACGGGTTTGAAATCTGGTTGTGATTCCTTTGGCGGTAGTTCAACTTTAACATTTTCCGCAATATTTTGTGCACTCTTTTTTCGTTTGAACTCTTTCTTGTTTGATTGTTGCGAAGATGAAGATGATGATGAAGATGATGAACTACTCTGATTAACGAGTGACTGTCTGCCATGCGGGCTTATCGATTCGATTGCTACTTTGTCATCTTCCAATTTCAATTCTTCTTCCTTTGGTTTGATATTGACTTCTCC